AGCCCATAAGTAAAGCCAGTTAGAGCTTCGTTTCCGGGCGCTCCAAACCAACTATTACGAGACAACCAGTTCTGCAATTGCGGATCTAGCTGCTCTTGTTGCGGTGGCTGTTCCACCTGCACATTTGTCTGAGCCTGTTGCTCTGACTGATTCGTTTGCATTTGAGACTTATAATTATCTATATAAGCCCTGTCTGCCTGTATCCGCGCAAGCTGTTCTTGCGCCTCTACCATTTTCTGCGTATCGCCCTCTTCGTGGGCTTTTGTGTACTCCTGCCTTAACGAAGCCAACTCTGCTTCGGTGCGTGTCTGTACACTTTGCAATAACGCTTGTTCACTTTGACCTACCAACCCTTGAAGTCTTTGAACTTCTCCTTGGGTATTTTGTGCAAACTGAACAGCCTCATCGCGTAATCTTTGTGCAGCTTCTTTCTCTCTACGCTGCTGATGATACTCGTATTTGAGTCTGTTTAAACGTTTTTTAACACGATCATCTGCAATGTCAATCTCTTCGTCGATATTAAATGGTTCAACATCATTGCGTACAGGCCGACGATCTACTTCAGGAGTATCATCTACCTCAACAACTTCTATTTCATCAGAATCAAAACCACTTTCAATATTTTCATTTGGCTCTGGAAAGTTTACCTCAGACACGACTTATCCCCCTTGGATCATCAACTACAGCTTCTACCGTATCGTCATTAATAATACGGAACTCTTTGCCATGAATGCTAATGCGCGTACCGCTATAGGCTCGCATTATTATGAAGTCGCCTTCACTACACCAAGGCCCATTAGGGAATCGTTTTTTGTCTTGATAACAGTCTGGCCCCATCGCAAGAACAAACCCAACTACCGAGGCGGTTTCCTCAATAGATATTGTTGCCTGCGCCTTTATGATCCCGCCTTCTGTCTTTTCGTCGATTTCCGGTAAACCGATCAGTATATGATAGCCCGTTGGCACTGGGAGTTGACTAGCTTTATCAGCAGTCTCTTCTTTCGTACCAATGGCCTTTAAGTCTACTTCTGCCATTTTTTTCTCACTGCAACACTTATTGGGAAGTGTAGAACCCATTGCATCCTGATGATGCTAATTCTCATCAACAAAAACGCGCTCTGCTACCTCTCGTATTTCGCGTATTGCTGTTTGTATCCCTTCGAGCTGTCCTCGATAGAGCTTATACTCTTCTATCTTTTCAACTGACCCTGCAATCAGCTTTTCTTTATGATGACTTTCTAGCTCGTTTAAACGCGATAATAATAAGTCAACAAATCTTGGATCAACAAAACCTGACATCAAACGTTCTTAGTTATTTGTTCAGCTATCTTTCTTCCAATATCTGCGCCTTTAACCGCATCATTCTGTCTTTGTTTTTGTAATCGCTCATCCCGATCAAAGCCAGATGTCAGTGCATCTTTAGTCATTTCAGCAGCGGCTAATTTTTCTGCACTATCTATTCGATCTTGGGCGATAGACAAGTCTTTCTGAATCTTTAATCGCTCAAGGTCATCTCGCATTTGCGCTTTTTCTGCATCAAGCGCCAGCTTCTGTTGCTGTGTTTGCACTCGTTGCTGATCTGTTTGAGCCTTCGCCATTGCTGCCTGCTCTTCAATTTGAAGCTCACGCTGCTTTAGCTGAAGTATAGGATCTTCTGCTTGTGCCGCTTGCTCTTGCTGCTGGGCTTCTTGCTGGTCTTTTTGCAACAACTGCTCTGCTGCTTGAGCAACCAAAGACGATAGTTTGGCTTCGATTTCTGGCGGTAGTTCTGTGTCTATCGCTGGAAGCTCTACACCAAGCTCTCTTTGTATTTCTTCTCGATACTTAAATGCCAAGTGCTCTTGTATGTGCGCGGTAACTGAGGCTTGTATTGCCTGTTGATTTGGTGCTTGCGCCATAAGCTCCATAATCTTTGGATCTTGCATAGCAGCCATATGCACTCGGATATGCGCTTCGTGATCTTGATACTGGAACGCCTTAGCTGGCTCACCATTAATAAAGTCCATGTTTTCTGTAACAGGATCTTTAGGAGTAAGGTCGTTTTGTTCAGGCACTAGATTTTCTGGATCTCTAATACCTAACGCCTCAAGCATTTGTCTATGCAGTGCTGGCAAGTCATAAAGCTGTGGCGCTTGTGAAGCAAGTTGCAGCGCAGATTGATACTGCATAATACGCTGAGACATAGTTGCCGCATTTGGATTAGCAACAGGTATTACATCTATTTGATCATCAAAGTCGGCAACAATATCTGATGGCTCACCATATGGCTGGTATGGATATTCTGATGGCCCAAAGTCCTTCACGATACGCACCAACAGTTTAAGCTCGCTCTTCATTGCCGCATAAAGTCTTGCCTGAATTGCAGACATAACCTTCATGTTTCTTTCAATGAGCGCAAGCGTTGTGCCTACTGGCGCTTGGCTATTCATGTCAGCAGCCTTGACATCAGCCATTGATGCAAAGCGGCGTGACTCCTCGACGATATTCTGTAGTAACTGATACAAGGTACCGCTGGGTTCTTTGTACGGCAAAAACGAAATGTTCTCTTTAATCGTGCCGCCGGGAACATCAACATCCCTAAACTCTCCCGGCATGATCGGCGTATCGTCTGCTGTAATACGCATACCGCGAGTTTTTAAGCCTCCGGGCAGGTTTGCCAATGTACCTGCGTCAACAAGTTGTCGGAGTATTGATGTGGCAGATTTAACTAATCCACCGATAAGGTGAACAAGACCGAGGCCATAAAAACCAAGACCCGGGATATATTCGTAATGAACAAAGTGATCCCGCCTTCTCTTTAACGAATCATCTTCAAAAAAGTTACGGCGTATGGAAAGTATTTGTGCGCTACCTTTATCAACGGTTACAACATATGGCACCGCAATACCCGTTGCCTCCCCATCCTTCATATCAGGGAAGTCACTCAAATCAAGATCAACTTGTATCTCTAGAATTGTATTGACAGTTTCGCCGGTTAGATAAGAACCGCTTGCCGATGATGTGTATGACTCGCCTGTGATTTCTCCGTACTTCTCTTTTACGGCATCTACATAACTATCAGAGCCTAGTAGTTCGATGTCTCTATAAAAACCAGAGACTTGCAGTTTGCGTATTTCATTTGTTGTTTTACGCATACGATGGGTCATGCGTGTTAACGATTTAATATCTGTTGCCCCGTTAAACACCACCATGTCTTCTGCTGGGACAAACATAGAGCAAGGCCGGCCCATACTTGGATCGAAATACACTTTTTTAAATGCACTTCCTGCTAGGGGCAATGAAAACAACATACGTTCTGTTTCACTACGAAACTCAGTCATTTCTTCTGTGAGCAAAAAGTTTAAATAGTTCTGAACCCGATTAGCCTGCTTATACATCTCTTCGGTAGCTTCACCGACAATTTTTGATTTAGCTGGGCCACCTGCTGGAAAGATTTCAGATATTGCCTGTGACTGAAAGCGGATAACTGATTCTGCAAGGAGAGGGTGGTGTACGCCACACGCTCCGGGCCAAGGCTCTGTGCGGTCTTCAATCTTCAAGCCAAGAAGATCTAAACCTTCGATGTATGTCTCTTCCCAATCGCGGCGAGAAGATAAATCATCTTCATAAGCTGATACTAATTCAGATCCAAGAATGTTTAATTCTTGATCGCTTATATACTCAGCTAGGTTTGCATCGAATGGTGCATCTTCTACAGATGGATCAGGATCGAAATCAATAATCATGCCCCCGTCTTCTGTTTCAATAGCAACAGAATCTGGGTTCTCTATTTCAATAATCATCTCGGACTGCTCATCCGCATCTGCTAGACGATTTTGTATATCCGCCATCTGAAGTGAATCAAGCGACTTTTCTACAGCCATACAATGCTCCCGGTTGCGCGGAGTTTAAACGCACTAGTAATAGTTAGCAATTCGTCTTGGTGCCTGTTCCGTGTAGTCATCATGCTCCAAAGCAATAAATCCACCTTGCCTGAATCTCAATAACGCCTGAGTCGAGGAGTCCACCAAGTCATCGTGATCCCCTATAGGAAAAGATGCAAACTCTTCAATAACTTCTTCAGCCCAACGACGGGCCGGTGCCCAAACAATACCTGATGCAAAAAAGTCAGCAACAGCGTTTACACGCGATACTTTGTCATTTCCTCTTGACGGTGTGTATTCAGTTACACTGATGCCCATTGCTCTTAGTTCATAGATCAGTGGAGCACCCGCTGCCTTTGCCTCCACGATAAAAGCATCTGGCTCCCAATCCATATACATCTCATACGCTCTTTGCTTTAGCGTGGGAAACTCCATTCGTTCTTTCAACGCATCAAGCAGGATTATATTTGGAGCCATACGCCCCTCATCGTTATCCTTATAGAATACGCCCCATGTAGTACATGCCGAATAGTCTGCTCGCTCATGTTTCATAAATGCGGTATCCCAAGACTGAATAACAAATGACACCTTGGGTGGATCACGGTCTTCCCAGACTTGCCACCAATCTCGCTTGATAATGGCAGACTCTTCAGATGTGGGCTGCTGTTGGTACTGCGCTTCCCACTTCGAGATAGGTAGTTCTGCTTTGAGCTTCTCTAGCTCCTCTACAGGCCAGTAGTCAGGCCAAAGCGACCTACCTGATGGTAGTATGGCGGGTAGCTCTAAAACCTCCCATTCGTCCGTACCGTCCCTCTCAACGCTATCTCGCATTATTTGACCGCAAAGATCCTTCTGGCTCCAGCGAGTCATCACAATAATGATTGCCCCTCCGGGCTGTAGACGCTGACGAGGCCCAGAACTAAACCACTCATGGGTAGAATCAAATACTTTAGGATCTGCTTGTTGTCCCTGTTGTTCTGAGTGGGGGTCATCTATAATTAGCAAATCGGCACCGCGCCCTGTTACGGCACCACCGACACCTACTGAGAAGTATTCGCCACCACCTGACACATCAAAACGACCAGCGGCTTTTGAGTCAGCGGTTAGGGAGGTCTCAGGGAATATATCTTTGTATTCTTCACTGCTAATCAAGTTACGAACCATACGACCAAAGCGAACAGCAAGCTCGGCGGTGTGAGAAGCCATGATAATCTTCTTGTCAGGCATCTTACCCATGATCCACGCAGGCAATAACCAAGAGGTCAGCTGAGACTTACCCATACGAGGGGGCATATTAATCATTAAGCGCTTACATTCCCCGCTAGCAACGCGCTCAAACTTCTCAGCCATCTTCCTATGGTGCCCTCCTTCAATAAAAGCAGGCCATACAGAAGAACAAAAACACAAAAACTCTTCCTGCGACTTCTCCCTTCGTACCGACATCTCCAAAGCCTTCATCAAATCCATCACTTGTTTACGCTCTGAAGCGGTCATTGCTGCTAATCGGTCAGGTGTCAACAACGATTGTACATCAGAAAGCTGTTTGTCAATATCAATAGTCATGTTGTGCTCACTGTTTACAAAATGGTTTTCGTAAATATAAAATTTTACGCGCTATTTTTGTCAATAATTGTTTTTGTTTTAAGGGGTGGGGTTTGTAAAGTGGGATGATCGACTGTAGATAATTGTATGTATGTGTATGTGCGGGACTCCTGCGCGCACACACGGTGTGTGGGGGTATGCCGGTGCGTGTAAACGCGCTATGCACGGGACTCCTACGCATTATGCAGCGCTAGTCCTGCGTTGCGACGGGATCACGAGACAGCAATCCGTTTAAACGCTCCAAGATCACCGAAGGTGAGTCGGCATCAGCCCGCACCACTGCTTGCTGCTCCACATAAAGCCTAGAGGCTTTCCCTCTATGGTGCTCAGCCTGTATAGCAGAGCTATATTGCCCAGCATCTCTAGCGTCATCACGCAAAGCAGCCAGTGTATCGAGGTGTTCCCGTAGGGAAACAGCCCTATCCTCTGCCAATTCCGCTCCCCGCTGATTGATTAGGTCTACGACCTCGGCTTTTTTAACCAACTCACTTCCCTTTTTGTCTGGATTACTGGCATAGCCAGCCATACGCGCACTCTCTGCCTGTGTACGGCCTTCGGCCACATACCTAGCGAATAGGCGCTCTTTCACGCTTACCTGCTTGCTCATAACGCCTACAACCCGTTTAAACTCCCCGACTTACCCTTTAGGGTAAAAAACCCAGTTGGAAAAAACTAGTTGACAGTTTAAACGAAAGCTGGGCCTAATGATTGGCATCGACGGATTGACCAGCCCATCAGGTCAGCCTACCGACGATCACTGAATGGGTGTAGGCCACCTCCGATCAGGTATCGGTGTTTCGATCTCACGGCGGATCGGGACGTAGCAAGCTGGAATTGTGTGCAAGGCAATTCTGCGAAGGCTTGGGAAAAGGATGTCGGGGCGGTGGAGTCACCTCCAGATGTCGGGAGACATCTACTCTGGAGGCTAACAAGATCGTCAAAGGCGTAAACCGGCTCGGTGTGAACGCAGATCGGCATGAGGCCCGTGATGCACCGGAAGGATACCGAAGGTATCTGGACGAGACGATAGATTTACGAATGTTGTGACTACAACAGAGAGCATTCTTCGAATGCTTTCGATTGTGTTCACAAAGGAGAAACGCAATGCAAGGACGTATGGATATACGAGTAGACAGTGATGTTGAGTGGCCTACCACTCAGTTCGACGGACAATGGTTCACGACGGGAGCAGCGTTCATCAGAGATGAATCTGGATTCATCGAACTCAAGAACTGGAAGTTCGGCGCAATCGTAGATCACGAAGTGTCTGCTAGAGATCTGGAAGGTTTAAACATGCGAAGCATGTCGCATCAACAGTGACTACAACACAAGGACATTCACCAGAATGTCTTTGCTTGTGTTCACTATATCAATCGCAACAAAGGAGTACTGCTATGCAGTCATACACAACGAGAGAAGAATGGTTACAAGCTGCGCTTGTTTTACTGTTTGAGATGGTCTTTGCCAATGCTGGTATCTCACCCGACGCTTGGCAATCCCGCCGCTATCGAGTCACCTGCGGCTTCCCTATCGGGTATCGTGGGTCGAAGACCGGCAAGGTCGTGCTAGGTCAGGCATTCGATGCAAGTGTCAGTTCCGATGGAACTATGGAAGTCTGCATCAACCCCATCATAGATGAGCCTGTCGAGGTGCTTCGTATCCTGTTACATGAATTCATTCATGTTTGGGCCGGTATCGAATGTGGTCACCGAGGTGAGTTTGCCCGAATCGCCAAAGCCGTAGGCTTCACCGGCCCTATGACACAAACCCCCGCATCACCAGCTTTGCTGGACACACTGGCCGAGATCGCTGACATCTTGGGGGTTTACCCCCATGCCAAAATTGATCCATCGCTTCGTAAGAAGCAAGGCACTCGTATGCTCAAACTGCAATGCAGTGACTGTGGCTTCACCGCCAGAGTGTCAGCCAAGTGGCAATCGAAGATTACCCCCGAGTCAACATGCCCAGCATGTCACCTCGCCGGAACGCTAGTCGCTGACTAGCTTTCAACCTGATCCGTTTAAACGCAACAAGGAGAACATTTCATGTTCGATCATACTACCACACTCGATGCTTCGCATCACCAACGTCTTAACAAAATCTGCAAGGTTCTCAATGACCTACGGTCAGAGGGCGACATTGTGACCCCAGCGCATCGCTCTAAGCTGGCGCTGCTGGCTACCATGTACCGTATGTCAGCCACGATGCCCGAAGAGGCGAAGGTCAGCCTATGGCTGCATGGCCCCAATGCTGGGGCTGCTACGCTGTCACAGGGTGACATCGAGTCTATGTCAGCCAAGGTAATCGAAGATCTCCGTGGCGACATCGAGGATCTCAAGGCGCTGGTCGCATCAACGCAGACCATCACCCACCAGATCACCATCAACGATGGCGATCCGATCCAGATCAAAGGTCGAGTTCACGAAGTGTTTCACTCTGTGCTCGATTGGGTAGCGATGGGTGAGCCAGCGTATATCGTCGGCCCTGCTGGTTCTGGTAAGACCAGCATCGCAAAGCAGATAGCCGAGGCGCTGGACACCCCGTTCTACTGCTACGGCGCTATCGGTCAGGCTTTCGAGTTCCTAGGCTACAACGATGCCAACGGCAACTACGTTGAGACCGAGTTCTACAAGGCGTTTAAACATGGCGGTCTCGTCTTGATGGACGAGATGGACGCAAGCAATCCCAACGCTTTGCTGTCTCTCAACGCTGCTCTAGCGAATGACTTCGCTAGTTTCCCCTGCGGTCTGGTCGAGCGTCACGCTGATTTCCGAATCATCGCATCAGCCAACACCTTCGGTCACGGCGCATCGGCTCAGTATGTCGGACGCAATCCAATGGATGCCGCGACACTTGACCGCTTCGCTTATATCCCAATGGGATACGACGAGGCGCTAGAACGCAGCATCGCTGGCAATGACGCTTGGGTGGATCTGGTGCAAGCGATCAGGGCACAGGTTGAGCATCACAAGATGCGCTTTGTGGTAAGCCCAAGGGCTTCTATCAAGGGCGCTAAGGCACTGGCTGCTGGTATGCCATTTCGCTCTGTAATGAGCGCCTTGATCTTCGACAAGGGCTGGAGCGACACAGACAAGACCAAGGTCTTGGACGGTGTTGACTTCTCTATCATCGACGCACTACAGGAGGCGGCGTAATGACTAACGTCATCGAGTACAAAGTAAGCTGGGACGAATGCATGGCTGACATGCACCGCGAACCCAACGAGGGATGGCAGGATCTAGCCAGCACCAAAAGAGAGGGCCGCGAAGCCAAGGAGTTCTACGGCACTCGCACCTTTGGTGGTGCAGTGCAGACTGCGATCAGCGGCTGGGACGAAGGGCGCGATGCTATCGGCTCCGGCGTTGAGTTTGCTAAGGCAAAGCAAGCATCGTTTAAACGACCTGATTGGGAGTACGGCGTAGCCGGCCAGCGAGCTTGCATCCCAAGCTACTGCGCTGGTGTCCCGAATCACATGGTCTGGATGGACGATACGAGCAATCGCAACGCTATACCCATCGTCAAGATCTACGCTGACATCGGTGCCACATCGAGCACTGAGGCCAGCGCGATGATCCGCAAAGGCTCTGCCATTGTCGCCCTGATCGACCAGATCGAGCAGTCTGGTCAGCGTGTGGAGTTGATTGCCTGCCAGCGAGCTGACACCGAGGGCTACGATCACGACGAGCAGCGCATCTTCATCACGGTCAAACGTGCTGACGAAGTGCTTGATCTTGACCGCATCGCCTTCGCTCTGGCACATCCATCCATGTTGCGTCGAGTTTGCTTCCGCATCATGGAGTTCACCTACTCAGGATATGTGAGCGGCTATGGCAGAGTGAAGGACTTCGATGACCTGCCTGCCGATGCCATGTACATCCCCCCGATGTACGGCGACAAGGGCTACTACACAATGGACGAGGCACTGGATACGGTGCTCGGACATTGGAACGAATGCGCTGCCAATACCGAGGCAGCGTAAGAATTACGCAAATAAGCGTACTGTTTAAACGCAACGATAGGAGGCAATAGCCTTGCAGTATTCAAACCCGCCGCCGCCATTCACTTCACATGAAGGGCGGATCATGGGTACGGCTAATGATGTGGAGTGCGCCTTGGAAAGTCCGACCAAGGGTAAGCGACAGAGATGCGACCTCGAAAGCCTCGGCACTCACAACGCTTGTTGACAATCAACACCACCATGCTACTTTAGTAACACACAACGCAACAAGGAGAAACCATGCGTAATCACTACAACGAAACCCCCCTCGACGCAGCGCGAAACGAACTCTTGCACATGCTAGAGCAAATGGCGAAACAAGATGAGGATAGCAACCCATACGTTGAGACCCCATCCTTCAATCGAGCGAAGCGCAAACACCTTGCGAAGATCTACTACAAGCTGGTGGATCAGTGGCATCTCGATACCGGAGCGTCTTTGTGAGCTTGTTCTGGGAAACATTCGCTGCGGCACTGCGGATCATTAGCTACCTGCTGATGACGATCACGTTCCTGTGGGCAGGGATCTACCTGACCCACGGATACTACACTGGCCTGCCCAACATCCACTGGTCGTTCAGCTTCATCGGCCCACTGCTGATTGTGAATTCATTCGGCTGGGTGGTGGTGATGCTGTTGGACTTCAAGATGTTGAGACCCTGACGTACTACGTCAACAACATGATTGCACTGGGGGTTGACAACACAATCCCAGTGTGCTACTTTAGTAACACTCGCAACAAGGAGATAGAGTGATGATACGAATAGACCTAAGCGGCCCTGATGGAAATGCGTTTGCGTTGATGGGCATAGCCCGAAACATATGCAAGCAGACGGGCGAGAGTCCTGATCCGATAATCTCAAACATGATGTCAGGTGATTACGATCACTTGGTTGAAGTGTTTAAACAATCATTCGAGCACTTAGTTGAGTTGGAGGATTAGGCATGGAAGTGTACACAGACAAGGACTTCATCTTTGAAGAGGTGCCTATGCCAAGGCGAACCGTCGAGCAGATGATTCCGCTTATCGAGAAGAATGCCCCCGCCGTTTGGTCTGATGCTCACATCAGGCACAACGCCGAGGTGTTGGCGCAGGAGGATGCTGAGTCCAAGTGCTACCTGTCGCCCATGTTTCAAGTAGTGAGGCGCGTCCTATGGGATGAGCAGCATGGCTTTGAGGGCAACACCCCAACCTACCTATCATTCAAACGCATAGACCGCGAACCGCTTGGCGATTGGAGGGCCAAGCAGCGCATCAAGAACGCTGTCCTAGGCGATCACTGGGAGGGCGTTGAGTTATATCCAGCAGAGGAGCGGCTGGTAGATACCAGCAATCAGTATCACATGTTCGCATGGGAAGGGATCTTTCCAATCTATGTGTTCAACAGCCGCGAGGTTTATTCCAAGGAGTACGCCGAGGAGTTGAACAAAGAGCTTGGAATGAAAACCAAGCAACGATAACCACCTACAGCCGTGTTATGTGTACCAGTGGTGATGCATGACACGGCAATTGGAAACTGTTTAAACGCAACAAGGAGCTGCTATGCAGACAGAGATAACGATACTCCCATCCAACGTGATGCTTTCATGGACGTTTGATCCCAACGAAGCACACACCCACATGAACAAGCATCAAATGGTGCAGTATGCAGGGTTCATACCCGACTTCTTCCTCGCAGGTATTGAGGAAGGAACTGATCTGGACAGTGTGTCCAAGATCATGGACGAGAACTATGGATACGGCGGATTCAATGAATACCCGTGGCCCAGCACCATAGGCCCACAGAGACGGCTTATTAGCTCATATGAGGAAGATCCCGACCTCGACCCTATCCTCATAATGAGGGCGCGTAGTCAGTCCGACATGGATCTGGAGTGTATCTTATATGAATCAGGGATCATCGCCCTTCGGGACGAGGAAGGTAACTCAAAAGTAGCGAGGTTCGACTGATGGAAGCAATCAATAGCAAGCTAAAGCAATGGCTACCAGATCACTTGCGAAACCTTGAGTGGTATCTAACTTGTGACTATTTAAGTGTCAACACGTTCAGCGCCTGCTATTGCTTCAACGATGAGCAAGCTAAGAACATGGTTCTGCGTCGAGAGATCAAGGAACTCAAAGAATATCTTCATGCAAACACAGGCATGAATTACGGAGGGCTGTAGATATGAATGGCATCGAAGATGAGGAGCCGGAGTTGAAAGACTACGGCATCACCGTGGAGCTAACAATCCACGCATACAGTGCAGAGGAAGCGCAAGAGTTTGCTGAGTATTTGATGGAGTACGCAGAACTCCCCCGCAAAGCACCAGTAGGCGCAGGATCGAACACATTTTGGGACATCGAGAGGGTGATAGAACTATGAATGGCATCGAAGAAAAGATCGTGGGCAGGTTTGCCCGAGGCTGGGATGGCAAGCTGGCGAACACGGAGTCCGTGGATAACACGCTGTACTTACACGGCAATGCCATCGCTTGGCGCAACGAGGAGACAGGCGAGGTGTGGATCACCAACGCTGGGTGGCACACCAAAACTACACAGTCTCGTTTAAACGCGGTGTTGAAATCATTAGGTGTTGAAGGTCGAGTCTTCACAAAGAACGGCAGGCAATACCTAGAAAGGCGGGAGGATGATGAGATGGTCACCCACCCGATGACGCAATGGATAGAGGTGCGCTCGCACCAGCTATCCGAAACTTTGACGCAACTACAGGAGAAGGTATCTCATGGATGAGATCACAGAACAAATCAATCGAATGCTCGAAGAGACAGAGCGACACGCACAAGACTTACTTGCCGATGTCAAAGATCCGCATGTCATGCTCCATGCAGTGTACGGACACATCTCCCGCGAGATCGTGAAGACCGTGAGGGACATGGACATTCCGCTAGAACTTCAAACGAAGATCATGTGGTCGCTGATATTGGTTTTAGAACGAGAGGTAACAAAGCATGAGATCAACATTGTCATGGACGGAGACAAGCAAATGGAGTCAGTCATGCACTGACGGTACATCTTGCGCCCAAAATTACAGGACAGGTGTGCTAGTCGCGCTGCTTATTGCAGCGTTTGGTCTGGCACATGAACTTGATTTTCGAGAGCAGTGCGGGAGCGATCCCGCCTGCGCCTCGCAGCATTTGGAATCACAATGAAACTGAAAGAATTATCGAAACTAGCCAAAGACCTTGGCGAAGAGAAGATCATCAAGATGATTGAAAAAGAAACAGCAAAGCTACGAAAGCGTGACGATGGGATGGTCAAGGTCGCAGACCTAGCAGAAAACCTCATCGCTGAGATGAGGAGCAAAGACAATGGGTGATGTCGTAGACCTGCATGGGAATGTGCTACGCGAGAACGTGACAGGCGAACCAATCCGAGATCAGGATCGGGTTCTGTTACAGCCAAGCTCAGATGTGTTCGCAAAGCTGGAGCAGTTCGCACTAACTGCAAATTGTGAGAGCCATTTAATACAATACTTTAAGGACAAACATCGTTTAAACACCTATGTAGCCGGCTGTCTCAGGCGGTTTGCCGAGGCGGATTACGGGACGCTAACCGAAGATGATGTGCGAGAGAACGAAGACAACCTGCGTTCTGGCCTGATGATGATCGGAGTGTACCCATTCGACGAGAACACAAAGGCATACAACATAGACTTGCGTACCTACCTGATACTCGATGCTGGTCACGAAACCCTGACCATGCTGATGCCGGAGGACTACTGATGGATAAGCCTTGGATAGATGCAGCCATGCACATGCGGGAGCAAGGCAAGAAGCTGCAAGACATCGCAGATGTTGTGGGCGTGGCCCCGTCCACAGTACGCAACGAGCTTCGCTCTCACATGGGTGTCAGCAAGTACGATGAGGTGAAGCGATACGTTGTTGATTTCAACAAGTCAGAACGTACCAAGCGAATCAAAGAATCACTGCGTTTAAACGAGAAACCTGCACAGATCGCTGATCGAGAAGGAGTGAGTAGGCAGTACGTCTACTTCCTCAAGTGGAAGATCAACGAGGAAGTTATTAAGGCGGTCGATCACCTTGGCGACAAGGATTACATCGACGATAAGGTGGGCATCTTGCAGACGCAGGAGCAGCGCAACGAAACGATCCGTGAGATCGAGGAGATGCTGGGCCAGAAATTGTAGTTGAGAACCCTGTTGACTATGATACGGTAGTAATACGCAACAAAGGAGAGCGTAATTTGAAATCAATAGACAAACAAATCAAGGATCTGAGAGAGGCTTTAGCGACTGCTGCAATGCATAGTGCCTCGCTCAGGCTACTTGAAGTGAACATATTCAAAGCCGAAAGTTTCAGCGACATTGCGACAGCATACAAGATGACTGTCGGGCTGGAAGAAAGCGTAAATCGCGCACTGGATATACTCAACGGAGAAGACGTATGACTTTGAAAGAAGTTACTTATAAGACCGCAGCCGATGGCAAACTGGTGGATCGCAGCGTGAAAAATGTTGCACTGACCGATCAAGAGATACTGCTGATTCTAAACACGTTTCGGCGGATACCTTTCGATTTAGAGCAGGAGCTTGAACACGCTCTTAACGAACATCCCGACACGATCTTTGAAATCTAAATTAACGGGGGCTACGGCCCCCATCAACCTACCCGCTCATCTTCACGGGCGAGCGGTAAGTCCCATCGGTGTAGTTGTATTTCAGTTCAACACAACCAACCCTCCCACTCTGTTTAAACCTTATCTTCTTCACATGAATCCGAATGTCATCGGAACCCTCCGTGAAATCCCTTTCCACAATTAAAATGTTATCCGCTTTGTTATAGAAGTTTGCTGATCCAGCAATGTCGTATGGCTCTGGCACAGGAAACGAGCCGTCTTGGTTCCTTCTCAGCTTCGCAGGGTGCGCCACAAGGAAGATCGCGCACTCGTTGGCTGCTGCCCACCGCTTTAATGTTGCGAGCATCTGGGACACATACTCGGTCTCTGTCCACCCGCTTGGTCTGCGATGCTCGAACTCGTTGTACGGATCGAGGATCAACCCGCGCACGTTTGGATATCGCTGCACACAAGCAGTCGCATTCTCCAGACACCAATCCACAGTGGGTGCCTCATCGTCTGAGCGTATCCAGTAGTAGTGGCTACCGATAAATCCTACCGCCTTGCCCCACTCCTCATGGCTCATCTTCTGCCCAGACTGCGTATCCCACGCAGGTTTGCGTATGTACTTAGCAGCCAACTTGTTGATGTGCTCATCAACTGGATTCTCAAACGAGCAAACCGCGAATCTCCAGCCATGCTCTGACGCAAGGTTTAAACAGATCTGATCCATGAATTCTGATTTGCCAACGCCCGGAGCGCCGGAGATTATGTTTAGCTCACCAGCCCTCACCTTGTAATTCCAATCCATCGCAGTAATCCCTGTCGAGATCCCTGTCTTTACCTCACCGTTCAACAAAGCAAACGCATCATCGGCGTAGGCTTTCGTTTCATGCAATGCCTTCAAGGGCCACGGCTCTGCTGTTGCCACCAACTCGCGCAGGCGTTCCTTCCCGTACCCAATCAACACATCATTCGGATCTTTGCACCCCTCGTCCCACTCCACCCGCCAACACCTGTGCCTGCCTAGCCTACGCGCAAGCTCGTTACGCATAGCTATGCCCACGGAATCCCCGTCCGTGAGAAGCACGATCCTCTTGAACCCATTCAACTCACCATTCAACTCGTCAATCCAGTTGAGCTTCTTGTCGCTCGCACCATCGGGCACACTGATAACGTTGCTCAGTCCCGCCTCTAAACAGGTCAACGCATCGACCTCACCCTCGGTGATAATCAGGTGCGGCTCATCCGTGTTCACCAAGTTCCAGAGATACGGCAAGCGATGCCCGTCCTTGATCTGGCTGAACTCCTTATTTGCTGTGCGAAATTTCACGTTGATGGTCTTGCCATCCTTGTCTCTATGCACAAACGCGATTGCTTTCTTCGTCTCCCCACCTATGAATGCCTCGCCGGTCTCTACCCCAGCCATGTCCAGCGTGGCTTCAGAGATCCCTCGATTGGCAAACCACTTAACCACCCCTTCGCTCAACTCGTTTAGATCAGGGATCTTCGGAGCCTTCCTCTCCGCTTTCTGTTTAAACGGACTTTGCATTGTATTTCTCCAGACGTTGCCCTCCCAATCACAGTGATGGCAGCGCCATTGCGCTCCCTCTCCGTCGATGGACATGCTTAGGCATTTTTCGTGTTTGTTTTTTGTGCGTGTATCACTGCATGACGGGCACAGAATCTTGCTCTGACCATCACGCAGATCTTGGGAGGCAAACCCTAGGCTTGCCAACTCATCGTAGAAGCCCACGTTACGGGGCCGTTTTGAATCGAACTGTGCCGTCAGGATTTACCTTACGGCCACTCAGATCTCTCTTGTTTTCTAGCGCAGCCTTCTTGTCTTGGCTTGCCAGATATGCGGAGGTACTCAAGAACCAACGCTGCTGCGTCTTGATCTCAGCATCATACGTCAGCCAATCATCTCGGCTTTGTAGAACTGCATCTAGGTTCGGTATGTTTTTGAAGGCTTTGATCCACCGATCATAGTCGGCTTGCTTGAGTTTGATTGTGTTCCCGTCGAAAGCATATTCGCTCATGTTTGGTTTCCTGTTGTTGCGATTGTGAAATCATCCAAGTCGTAGTGATTGACAGGCTCCATGTCCTGACCATCACCCCGATCCTTCCGTCCACCCCACTCAACCTTGGTTGGTGCTGTATCCAGATCTAACGTCGCAATGGTTCCACAACTCCATTGCACGATTAAAATTACACGCTTACCTGTTGCGCTGGCAAGTGCTTTCGCATCCGCTACCTTATGAACGGACAAAATGTAGGTCGGGAAGGTGCCAAATTTGTGTGTGCGAACTTTCATTTCGCCAAACCCTTCGACCTCTCCCTTGCTGTTCACAAAGCAATAGTCAATGGGATACATCTTTGGATTTTCTTTTGCGTCAACTTGCCATCTTTTGGCTACGACGCTTGCTAACTTGCGCTCGCGCTCTTTGTCAGCACTACTTTCGTATACTGGTCTCACGATATTTCCTTGTTGCTTAGGTGCATCTCTGCATATAGATACATATCTATAATGTTTTATTTAACACATCGGATGGAAAGAGAAGGACGCTCCCCCCAAACCCCCCTCATTTTGAGGATGGTGGAGAGAGAGAGTCACATCGGACGGAGCCGAGCATGGACATTACCGCTAATTTATTACGCGCCAAATGCGGTCTTACCCCCTTGCGCGATTCCTTGCTTTCTTAAAAAAGCACAGGTTTAATTCGTCTGTCAACTCAATCTCCATTGAAATGACTCCTTTGTTGCGAAGGACGGCCTGCCCTCATCACCCGTCGCTTGAGGGTGGGCCATTTTCGTCGTGATCTATTTCCTTGATCCATATCTCCGACCTTGGATTCTCTTTGTCCAGATACCTGCAACTGCTGATTTGTTTAAACTGTCGATCATTGGCGTAGATCAAGCCCTGTAACGCATCAAGCAATATACTGGGATCAAGATCCTGCCTACGGCTGGGGTAGTAGATGTCAGCGTGGAAAGACAGGTCGCCCTCAAGCATCTCATCCATTGGCTGAACTTGGGCTTTCACATCCTTCTCAAACTGCAAGGCGGGCTTGCTTTTAATGATGCGCGGCTTACCACCAAACGTGACCAACCTCCTGCTGTTTGCTTTGGATTGTGCAGATCCAAAAATAATTAACTTGACTTGCTTTCTTTCCATGTGTTCTCATCGTCACACAACCTTCGCAACAGGGTAACACATGAACTACACCAACGAGCTTGGTCTGCCCGCACCTTTGGCGGCAGCACTAACGAAAGACTCCTACAGTCGGGGCGATGCCTCGTACTCAGCCACTGGCCTATTGCGCCCACCGCGCATGGCTGCATTGTTCGACGATCCCAACAACATCATGTTCCGTGATGTGTCGCAGAACCTTTGGACGCTGTTCGGCACAGCCGTTCATTCTATCCTTGAAGATTCCAAGCACCCTGACTTCATCACCGAGGAGCGCCTGTACTGCCGTGTAAGCGGCATTAAGCTATCAGGTGCCATAGACGTACAGCATGTGCAGGCGGATGGCACAAGGGTTTTACAGGACTACAAGACTCGCAAAGCGTATGGTGTGATGAACAATGACAGCGATGAGAAGCAACTCAACATCTACGCATACATCGCGCACAAGAACGGCATCAAGGTAAGCGGCCTTCAGATAATTAACTTCGTTAAGGATTGGAGTAAGCATGAAGCTGCTCGGAAGCCTGACTACCCACCTCAAGACATATTTATCCAAGACATCCCACTCTGGCCCATCGAGCAGACCGAAGCGTTTGTGATGGAGCGCATCGCTGCACATGAAGAAGCTAGGGCTGGCAATCTACCTGACTGTACCAACGAAGAACGTTGGCTGCGTGATGACAAGTTTGCCGTGATGAAGGAGAAGCGGGTACGCGCAGTGCGTGTATTCGATTCGCAAGAGGAAGCGGAGACATTCATTGCCGCTCAGAAAGACGCAGACAAACACACAATAGATCACCGTAGAGGACAACCTTTACGATGCGAGCAGTTCTGTGATGTGTCTGATTACTGCGACCAATTCGCAACGTTTAAACAGGAGAACAGGAATGGGTGAGAAGACACTCGTAGAGGCATTGGCCAAGGCGCAGTCCGAAATGGATAGCCCCGTAAAAGACAAGAAGAATCCGCAGTTTAGTTCGCTGTATGCATCGCTTGGCAGCATTATCACGGCGGTCAAGCCCGCCCTTAACAACAACGGCATCGCATATGTGCAGCGTTCTGTGCCAGTAGAAGGTGGTATCAGCGTGGAGACGGTGTTCTATGGGATGGGAGAAACGATAGAGACCGGCCCCGTTACAATCCCTGCCGCAAAGGTAACTCCGCAAGGGTTTGGTTCAGCCATGACCTACGCCAAGAGGTACTCGCTGGCTATGGCTTGTGGCGTGGACGCTGATGAGGACGATGACGGCAACGCCGCCGAACAGGAAGCGCCAAAGAATGCGAAGGCACCAGCGGCGAAAGCAAAGAAACCCGCAAAGACAGATGTTGTGCCCACATCGGAGGATTACTTCAAGCAGAACACGGATGTTCTGATTGATGAGCTTGCGTCAGTGGAAACAACGGAGGAGGCGAAGGCTGTCATGGGTCAGCACTTCCCGTCGCTCAAGAAAGAGTACGAAGGGCACCCTGATTGGAATGCATTTGCCAACAAGATCAAGGGGCGACTAGCACAACTGGCAACGAAATCAACAACAGAAGAAAAGGACTTACCATTCTAATGGAATACGATAACGAAAAATCTGGCGCGTTGTTCGCCAACAAGGACAAGAAAGAAGATTGGCATGCAGACATGCAGGGCGACATCAAGGTAGAGGGCGTTGAGTATTATCTGAACGGCTACAAGAACGTGTCTAAAGCTGGTCAGCCATACATCAGAGTTACGCTCAAGGCTAAGAAAGAATCTGCTGGCAAAGCAGCTACCGAAAAACTTGCTGATGATGCAGACTTTTCGGACTTTGGTATGTAAGGAGTTCGTATGAGTAAGATCAAAGCACACGTTATGGATCTGCATGAGCGACTCAATGATTCGCAGATTGCGGAGCGCAACGCACGACTGAAGCTAAACCAGATCAACGCCACGGTGTTGAAGATCCAAGAGATGCACCACATCGACGATGAGGATTTGCTGATCGAGATCGACAAGAGGCTGGACGCTTCACTTGAAAGAGTTCGCCAACTCGAAGAGCTTTACGAGATTGGCAACAAGATAGCCAAAGACTTTGAAACAAAAGACTTGGGCTAAAAAGCTACGAAGCAGGAAGTATCTGCAACTGGTACGAGAGCATGGCTGTTTGGTCTGCTATCGCCCCGCGCAGGCGCACCACCTCACGTTTGTTGAGGACGATGGGTTGCGTGGCATGAGGCGAAGCGGAGATCAACACGCAGTCCCGCTCTGCGATGACCATCACAGGCACCTACACGCTTATGGCAATGAGAAGAGATGGTGGGCGATGGAAGGCATTGACCCACTTGAATGGATCGAAATGTTTAAACGCAACGAAGGAAAGGGATATGACCCAGAAGAAAGCACCGAAGAAAACACCGAAGAAGAAATACTACAAGACGAAGAATGATGTTATTGATGAACTGAGAGGCGAACTAGAGGCGCTTGAGTTCTTGCATCGTGAGCAGATTGCACAGATGCAGATCGAGCACCAAAAGGAAATTGATGCTCAACGTGACCACCGCGAAGAAGAGATGGGTATAAATGACGATCTTCTTGAAGAAAAAGCTGAGTTATTTGACGAGCTTACGATGATTAAGCACCGCCGCTTTTCCAAGTGTCATAGCGTTGCGGATCTCGCTGACTATTTGTCTGCAAGCGATCTTGCCGAGCTTCTTTTTTACACCCAAGACATGGTTCAATTCGGTTTGTTTGTAGACCGAAACGAAGACGATGAGCCTATAGTTAATCCGATTGAGCCTGATCGTACTGATGAGGGCGATCCAGCTATATTCCCCCAGCGCGGCAAGACTGTTGTGGTGTTAAAGCATATGGCATGTGGGGATTGTGAGTCGGAACGCGAGGTGCATTGATGAAAGGCGAAGATATAGCAGAGAGCTTTGAAGCAAAGAAGTATGCGTATCGCCAGACAAAGGATGGCATGGTGCTGTCCTTTGTTCTCCACCCCGATGATGTGCCGAAAGAAATGGCTACCGCTCCCATCGGGCAACGATACATGCTTGCCTGTGCTCAGATAGATGACTACGAGAACCCAGTTAAACCAAGGGCCACAACCGAAATCGAGAAGGCTTTGGCTAGGGCTAACCTAATATGCAGGGACGAGTCGTACATCCAGTGGGCGCGGATGAACTACTACCAGTGGCATGTTGTAGACGAGAATCAAAGTGACGAGAACTATGCAGCCGAGGTCATTAGATTCATCTGCGGCATCGAGTCTCGATCAGAACTGAAGACCAACCCGGAAGCCAGAGAGCGTTTAAACGAGCACTTGAAGCTGTTTGAGAGTGAGGTGCAGGCGTGAAGACTTGGTATACAGAGAAGCTGCGATCCATGAGGGCAGATCAGAACCTGTCTCTACAAGAGCTTGCGGATAAGTCAGGCATGAATCGCGGATACATCAGCCAGATAGAGTTAGGCAAGAGAAAGCCTAGCTTTGAGGCTGTAGAAACAATTGCGGGTGCGCTGGGTGCTAAGATATACATACAGCTAGAAGCGCCAGAAGCGCCCTCTGTTGCGTCACCGCGCAACAAGAAGCCCGTATCCATAGCAAGTAGATTCTGGAAGCAGTGATGACAAAGGAAACGATAGAAGAGTTCTTGGCCCGTGGCGGCAAGATACAGGAAGTCCCTTTTGGCGAGGTGAAGTACGAAGAGTCGATGCCAAAGAAGAAGCCTAGTGTGTCGGGCCGTATGAAAAACTCACAACGAACTGACAATCGCCGTATAAAACTAAGAGGCGGTAAGTTTAAATGAAGTATCACATTGTGGTGCATGAGATTACATGCAAGTACACAGAGGTAGAGGCTGATACTAGGGAGCAAGCAGAAGACATCGCTAGAGATAATGGCGGGACGTGGCTTAGACTCCCGCTCCTTCTTGAGCGCAAAATAGTACGGACACATGGTGAAAACGAACCCCACGAACCCCCATCAGACATCGGCAAATAAATGGCACTTCGCGTGTTTAGATTGCGATGTTAAAGGGTTTAAACAAGCATATCCAAAGAAATGCCCAGAATGTGGAGCATCTGCCCTTTTAATTACGGACTTGCGGTGGCGGGCTTAGGCGCGGAATAATAGAGGTGGACTGAGAGTTTATGGACATACTCTTTCCTGCTCGTTCCCGTCCGAGTGTCCGAAGGCGGGTTCTTAGGGGGCGCTTGTGAATAAAAACGAACTCAAAACGGGCGCTCTGGTTGGGATTGCAGTCATTGTCGCCATCAATTTACTTTCGTTTCTTTTGGTGACGATTATTGGGTGACTTCTTTTTTGCTGGGCCGCTCCTAGTCTGCTTCCCCTGCTGCGCTCTACTAATAGCCATTAGCCCTTACCGAACTTCTGCTTCTGCGACTTAGGCGGTGACTTCCTGCTGCCACCCTTGCCGCTCCAGAACATCTTGTCGGCCCAATAAGCGGCAGATGTTTTGCCCTTCTTTATGTTCTTAGCATGACGCGCCTTGAAGCTCTTACGGGCCTCATCCGAATAGTTGTGACCCATTTTCTGGTCGCCAAAGCGAATGATCTTCATCTTCTCGCCATCACGCACAGCAACAACACCCTTCTTGGTCTTGTGACTTGGCGTTCTCTTAGGCTTGTTTAGCCCAGACAGACCAACCTTCTTGAGCCGATTCTTTTCTGCATCAGTCAAACTCATTTGCGGTGCCTCGCTGTTTTCTTGGCTATCTTCTTTGGTTGCTTGGAGAACTGCTTACCTTTCTTTGTGTCTGCTCGCTTCTTTCTGGAAGTGGCAGCGTACTCCTTGTCCGATAGAGCCTCTCTAGCCGCCTTCGGGAGATACCTTTCACCTGTTGCCTTCTTTCCTTGCGTTGATTTCTTGCCTGACTTGGTGCCCCAATCCTGCTTTGTCCACTTCTTCAGCGACTTCTGTGATTTCTTTAACGGCATTACTTGTACCCACCGCCTGCATCTTTGTAAGCCTTCGCTAACATCTGAGCTTTACGCGCTGACCACTGACCGCTTTTCCCGCCCTTGCTGCCAGCTTTGATCCTATTGAACTGACGCTTACGCATCTCAGGTTTGGTGTAGTTACCCGCCTCGTTGACGCGAGACTTGGACTTTTTCTTCTTGACCTTTCCGCCCTTAGCGTATCGTTTAAACATCTTGATACTCCCCGGTACGGATCATCTCTGTAACCCGGATAGCTCGATTGCCAACTTGCTCTGCCCATCGGCTATCTAAGAACTCGTCTGCTGCTATGTCGAACTGTTCGCGGCTCATCGCGGTGATAGCGTTTATGAAGCCACGCATTTTGGTCAGGCCAAGGTTGAAGCAAATGTCGATGAGCGCATCTTTTCTCGCGTCGTTCATAGCGTTGAACCAGAAGTAGCTATCTGATAGCTCTTCTTTCACCCTAGCGATGTCATTAGCCAGCAGATAATCAATCTCATCATCGGAAAGACCTAGCCCTGATTCGCTCACGTTGCGCCCGACACCCAGAGTTTCATAACCAGCCGAGCAAATATAAACTTTAGAGCGCACCCCTTCGTGCAGCTTTAGCATTTCAATTAACTTACTCATCTTCTGCCTCTTCGTCCGACTCTTTATAATACTCAATTATAGAGAGAACTTGCCGTATGTAACGCTTGACCTCCGCCATATTAGAAGACAAGTTCTCGTAACCCTTTGTGGTTAGGCCATAGTACGCGCTGGATGGGGCGTTACCCTCTTTGAGATCGTCCAGATACTCTTGCATGGTCACTGGGGTTAATACAGTCCACTCCACAGGCAATGTTGCTATGGGGTTAGGTAGGGGCGGATGATACTGGGGCGCTTCTTTAACAACCGTGACCACCTCGACCTTCTTTGTCTCAGGGATATATGGCTCTGATCCAAACCAAGAGCAACCACTAAGCATCAGGATTGGTAATATTCTCCAAATCACTCAGCACTCCCTTGGTTCCTTTATTGATAATGTTCTCGATCAGTCTTGGCTTGGCTAACGACAAAACATCCATATCGTGTTTGGCGAACTTTTTTCTGATCTCTTCGACCTCTCGCTGCGCCTCTCGATTTAGATCCTGCAATTCATTAACTCGGCGCATAATCCTTGCATGTGACTTCTCAGCCTCAACAATCTGATCGTTTAAACTGGACACACTGCCCTCAAGGATAGACTGATTGTCTGCGGCTTGTCGTAGTTGTGCAGCCATTGCTTCCTTTTCTGCTTGAGACTTATCAGCATACATCTTGAAAGCGCCTCCTGTTATTGCAAGCGCAATACCCAACGCGCCGGCTATCTGCCACATCACTTTTCCTCATCCTCTCGCTTGAGCCTGCGCGTTACTCGCACTGTAGTAGCACTTGCTTCAAGTAACGCCTTCTTCTTCAACCGATATGCATCAAGCTGCCCGTAATACGAATTCAATCTTCTATTACGCTCCGCTCTGGATAACGATTGATCTTTCTTAATCCTATTAATGCCTGTAACTATCTTGCTTTTTTCAGACTCTAAATATTGCAAAGAACGCCGTATAGAAAGCGGATCAGCATTTATTAAATTGAGTCCAATAAAGCGCATTGATGATTGCAGAATTGTGTCAGGAGCCACGCCGTTTGGCTTCTTGTCCCCCTTCAGCGCAGTATTTAGTTTCGATACTGCGCCATATTCTGTGTTCAAAAACCCCGGCAATATGTATTGATTCGCCGCCCAGAACATAGCGTCAGTCACTTTGCCTCGATTATAAAATGGGCGCTCGATAGCGCCAGATACATACATTGGGTCTTCTGGGTTTACGATTGGTCGCTGTGTAAACGGGTCTAAGTTTTGCGATGCGCCAAACAATGACCACGCTGGGCCACCAAACATACCAAACGCAGAGGTAATATCTTTAAGGCCAACGCCTTTTTCTGCCGGCTCTGCTGTACCCGTCAACTTCTTACCAGCCATCAAGATGTCTGATCCGATGCCGGCAAACGAACCCCAAGGATAAAGATATGAAGTATCTAAGAATTGTAATCGGCCTTCTGCATCCCTAGCTGGTATCGGCACAAGGCCCGGATTGTCTCTGATGTAATCAGGCATAGACTTCTTGATCTGCTCATACTCATCATCATCTATGTCGAATGCACTCATAAATAACGCTGGCAACGCATAAGATAGTGCGACATATGGCGCAAAGCGCATGGGGTTACGCAACGCAGTCTTTGCCAGTACAGGCAACACCTTGTACTGGAACGTTAAAAAGGGTATTCCGATTGGGCTTTGTCGTGTTCGTTTAACAATTTCTGGCACATCTGAATAATCAAATAAGTATTCTTGTGCTCTTAAAAACGCATCATCAGCACTACCGCCTTGACGATCCATAACATCAATGGCTATGGCTGTTTTGCCTACAACTTCTATGCCTTGATAAATGTTGCTGGCCTTTTGCGCCAATCGTTGCCATGTATTCAGCTTCAGCCAACCGAACAAACCTATATCTTTTGCATCTACTGATCGCAGGAAGTCGAGCATGTCATCTTGCATCAGCACAAGCTCTTGATCTGTAAATGATGACTGCTTAACACCACGCGCCAGCATCTCTTGATAGTGTTTAGCGTTGGCAAAGTCGCCGTTGTTATAGGCAACGATCTCTCGCGTAGCTTCGATCATGCGCGGTAACACACGGTAGAACGGGACACCCGATAGATGAATAAGGATTGCGTTACTAAACGTGTTACGCGCAATCGTGGGCGGATTGAGGGGAACCTTGATGGTCTTCCAAACAGCAGTCAGCTTCTTGCCGGTGCTAATCAAATTTACAGCAGCCTGATCTCCGATATTTAACAATGATGATGAAGCAATTACATTATCGAATATCTCTGATCTGACCAACCTTCCAGCCAACATACCAAAGTCTTTTTTATTTGGAACACGTTTAAACACATTCCCATAACCTTGCGTATCTCCTGTTATGTCTCGCCCCGGCTGGTCGATATAATCCATCAACCCTCTCTCTTCGAAGGTTGTCAAAACAGCATCTCTTACACTTGCAGCCTGAGACCTCAATCTTATGGCCCTATCCGGTTCGGCAGCTTCGATTGCATCAGCTATTTCATTGAGGGTGTTGACCTCATCTAATAAGTACAAACCGCTTTGCTTTTGTTCAACGCCATTTACGTCAGTGAATGTGACCACTAACTCATCATCTTGTGCCGTCCACGCTTCATTGCCAGCGATAGCGTTCATAAACTCAATGAACTGCAGGTCTCGAATAGGGCGCTGAATTGCGCGAGATACGAGAAACGCTGGGTCAAGCTCATTAATAACGCCAAGCGCCTCTTGCTCTGGCTGAGTCAAATCTGGGTTTCTCTGTTTGAGATAGCCAAACCGCTCATCTCTAGGGTTCTGAAGCACATGCTTTATGTAAATGCGAGGAAGATATGACCGCCTGTTTTCATAAAACGTTTTAGCTGGTAACAACCCTGCCTGAACCATCTCAAGGCCAAGAGCTTCTATCATATCTTTGGCTTTCACCGAAGCGGCAGCGGCCCTAGAGTCAAGAGCCTCAAGTTGTTGCAGTAAAGCAGCCTCTTGCTCTGAGTCGCCTGTAGTCATGTAATTAAAAATCGAACTACGAAGAACCTCGGTAGATGCGCGATCCTTATCCCCAGTACGGAACAAAAACTGATTGCCTATTTCGTCACGCAAATACGTTGCGATATCTGATGATCCAGAAACAACACCAAGATACTTGGATCGCTCCAAGTAAAACTCTCGCTTTTGCGGCATGTCTTTAAGGGTATTAAAGAACGGCATCCCGTTAATATAGTTTATCGCTTTGATGCGCCCGTTTTTAAACACGCCGCGCAGATCCTCTGTTCCTTTGTTGGTTACTTCTGTGCGCTCATTTTCGAGTCGCGCAAAATAAATGTCGCTTGACTCAACAACCTTGGGCGATGCCTCCATCTCAGGTGTGAGCGTGTAAACGCGCAAAGCATTACGGCTGTTAGATACAGGGATCATAAAACGCTCACTTACATCACCCGCCGCAGTAACATCATCTGGGAAGTCTGGGTCTACCTGAGACACCTCATCTTGTAGCGCCAACATTGCTTCGCCTTCCCCTATCGCTTGTGCTAAAGCCTGACCTTCCGTTGTAGATTCATCTCCCACATACCTTGCTCTTAAAGGCATTGATTGCACTTGGCTTGTAGGAACGATTTGAGACTCCTCTATAAGAATCTCATCAGATAATCGCTCTGACACTCCGCTTATTGCATAGTCAGGTAAATTTCTAGGCGCTAGTTCGACTTCCTGAGCCAAAGAGTGACCAGACCCTAGATAGAGACGCTGACCCTCATTGTCTTGTCTTACGCTTCGGCGCTTAGATTTCAGTTGGCTTTTCGATGTAGAAATCAAACTAGCTAACGCAGACTCTAACGCTCTTGGTATCTTTTCGTCGTAAACGTTATCGAAGCCACCGCCCACTGGCACATCTATCGCGCCCGTAAATCTGTTAACCGATTTTTGAATGCCGTCCACATCCATCAACTCCGCCTCAGATCTTTGATAAGACGTAAGCTCGTTGTCTCCAGCGTTTAAACGTTCTTTTTGTACTTGAGACCTTGCGATTTTGTTTTGTATGAACTGCACGAAGTTTCGGGAAGCAAATTGGTCTGATACAGATTCTGGATTTTGTAGGTCATTGCGGACTAACAGAGCAACATCTTCGCCCAACCAATCATCCAGCCTTGGATTGCCAGATCTCGTAACACCCTGATTACCTAGCTCGATTGTCTGTCTTTGAAAATTACCTCTAACCGTTTGGCCTTGATTGTTTAAACCAACTACAGGTGTTGTGTAGGTAGCAAGCCATGACGAAGGCATATCTGGGTTGGCTTTGAGCAGCGCCTTCATAAACGCCAGCTTAATCGCATCTGTCTCGTCTACTTCGACTGTCTCTTGTAATGCAGCATCTGCCGCCCTTGCAGAAGCAGCCCTGAATCCTGATAGGTTTCTTTTTTGTTGAGCGGAAGTAAGAACTGAACTTGCGAGATTCCTTGCTCGCCTTTCTCGTTCTCCCTTAGCCTCATCTATAGCCTCTTCGTCTAGTATTATTTCTTCTGGTGCGACCTCGCCGGTAAGCTGTTCTTGTGTAGGGAAAGAGCCAGTAAATGGATCTGGAAACGCAGGGGCTAATATGCCCTGCTCAATTAAAGACTCTAGCTCCATAAGAACATCTGTCTCTGATACCTCGAATGTTCCTTGCTCTGTATTAACCGCAAAAACTTTTTCCTGCCCAGCAAGAGCACCAAAAGCGTCAGAATCCACGCCGACATCTGCAACTTGCGTCATCACCAAGCCATCAATAGCAGCCTTGTATTCATTTCGATAACGCTCCACTTGTAACTCGCTATTGCTTACAGCGATATGGTCATATCCGCCGTTTATTGCCATGCGTGTAATTTGCTGCATGGCAAAAGCTATCCGCTGATTTTCATTCTTGAGAGGCAGGTTAGGAAATACCTTGCCGTACACATCATCTTTAAATTGAGACGCAGCCTCTCTAACTAAATTCTTTTGCTCTCTATTCAAAAACTTAAATCTACTATCAGGTATTGCGCCATCCTCAAACAGCTTGTTTGCAGCCATTTGCTTCATTAGTTCTGCGGCACCCTGATGAACATCAGACTGTATTTCCTCGATAACCAATACCGACTCGCCGTTCTCTAAAATAATGTCGGCAAGACGCATATGCATGATTGGATTGCGAATGTCAGGAAAGTGACTGTGATAAGTGCCATCACCTGCCATACTTGGCGCAGCAATGATTATTTCTCTATATCCATAGTCTTGTTGTAGATTCATCTTACCGCGTGGAGAGTCAAACGAAATCGCCCTGCCGCCCATCGTCGTCCATTTGAGATAAAAGTTAGGTATATCGGCCACCTCGGTTCCGTATGCGCTACCCGTCCCGGCTCCTCTCTGCAATGGCAAATCACCATCGTCCATACTGAATCCAGCAGGAAGCATTTCACCCGCCTCCCTAGTAAACTGAAATCCCGGCTTAACGCTTGCTTCTACTAAGCCAAGCCCGAAAGCCTTTTTATCCAATGAAGTCCCATCTCGTTTAAACGATTCTTGTAGCGCGGTAATGAGTCTTTGCTTTTCTTGGATCGGGTCAGGCAAATCGTCAAATGAATCATCTTGTTTTTGAAGGGCTTCGGCGTAGCTCTCTAGCGCATCGACAACATCAGGTGGATATGCGGGGTTTATATCGTCTTTATTTGGAACCTCTTTACGAGTTAGATTTGCTACTTGCATTGCGTTTACAACGTCTTTGCCTTTTCCCGTTCGCAAAGAAGTCATCGCATCGTTAGCTGTCGCTATGTAGCCTTGGTTATTACGATCCTCTTGTATAGCGGAACGGTATTTGATCTCTGAGTCTACGTCGCTCTTAGGCCCAAGCGGAGAGCCATATACAACTATCTCAACCACTTGCTCGATGTCATTAAAATAATCCAGAAGCTCTTGACCGCTTACTGATTTATCTGGAGGCAAGCTGGTAAGGAACGCCTCTATGTTTGAATCGTTCCACTCTTCTACCTTAACGCCTGACAACGCGCCTACCACCCGATTGCCTTCAACCCTTCCCCAAGCATCAGGCAGCTTCTTCTGCCCCGCCATGCCTTCTAGCTTGGTCTTCATAGCAGACTTAAATGCTGGTCTGGCAGGAACTTCACCTCTGAAGTTTTCAAAGGATGAACTAGCTGCAACTGGGCCTTGCTTGATAACAAACAGAGGTGTCGCTGCGCTCAGACCTGTTGGATCTTCTTTAAGCATCGCCTGTTTAACGCGCTGTGTAGCCTGTGGGTCTGGCGCTCTACGGCCTGTGCGACCTTGACGGATCTGCTCAAAGACCTGCTCCACCTCCATTGGTACAAATTCACCAGTAAAGTTGGATCTAAGCTGTTTAAACAGTCTAGCAATTTTAGCGAAGATGCGGCGTAGCGCAGGGTTGAACTCTTTTGGCACCTTGCCATCAACGTCTAAGCCTCTGTTATAAAGCGCCGACGAATACGCAATTAGCTCGTTAAAGTTCTGGAACTCATTGCCCGACATGGCTTCGTCATATCGCTTCTGGCCCAGATGGTCGAGGACAATTTGTTCCATCCTAGGGATGTTAGCAATCAACGACTTCATTTCTGGGTCAGTTAAGAACCCATTATTGAATAAGAAGTGTGTGGCTTCGTGATACGCTCTGTTCTCTGGGTCAATCAGTTTATCGGGAGCCAAAGATACTCCGACGATGTTACCCATTTGCAGGCCCAGCGCCTCTTCATAGCTAACCTCATTGCCGTTAATAACATACTTAACGTCACCATCTCGGTTCACGACCTGACCATAAAGCTGGCTTGCGACTACAAGGTTTGAAGACGGGGCTACATCACTTACAACCTTCTTGATTCTCTGAAACGTATTGAAGTCAATAGGTTCGCCTTTTTGCGAAACAAGCATACCCGGAGTGCCCGGAGCTGTTTCTGATCCAGCAACACCTACAAGCTCTGCGACTTGGCTTTGCTCTGCCCCCTGCTCTCTACGAGCAAAGTCAATATCAAAAAGTGCTTGTGCGTATTCTGGGTCAGCAGAAAAACTTTGTTTCGCATCTTCATGGCTTTCACCGAGATTTCGCCGCTTTTTGTATGCGCTCATTCCTATCTGGGTCGCCTTTGCATCGCCACCAGTTTGTGAGCCAATCTCATCTCGTATGTCAGCTTCTTCTGACTTAGTTAAAACTACTTCTTCTGTCTTTGGCAGCGTGGGCTTTACGGGCTTAGGCGCAGCAGGTTCGGTCTCAGCCGCTGGCTTTTGATAGCGATCTAATATTGATTCGATTAATTCTGGAGAGGAAAGGTCAACGTCAGGCAATACCTGCTCTTGCACCTCGAAACTTGATCGTTCCGCTTTCCGAGCTATTTCGCCTTGATACTTGACATTATCTCGTACAGCCATCCCTAGCCTACGGATGTTTGCATCTTCCAAGTCGGGGGCTTTTTGCTGCAAGAACGACCTAAGCTCACCCATGACCTGTTCATCGGCTTTGGATTTGCTCTTAGGGTTGCCTACTATGTACAGGGCTTTATCAAGCAAAGAATTAAATACAGGCGTTGCATTTCTGTATCGGGGCTTAGAGTCCTCGACAGTTTTAGATTGGAAGCCTACGGGCGCAGGCGCTTCTTCTACTACAACCTCTGGCTCAGGCGTTACGAACCGATACCGACCATCTCCAACTGATACAACCTGACCGCTCGCCGCCAGATCGGTTATCGCTTCAACAGTTGGGTTATATCCAGCACGAATATCTTTCTGTATGTCAGAGATACTGAACTCACCGAATAGCTCGGCTGACATACGCGCACGGGTAGCTATATCTAACTCTTCTGGCTGCGCCTCCTCGACAATAGTTTCGGGTGTAGGCACTACAGCCTCTGGCTCTGGCACCACAACCTGTGGCTGTGCAGGAGCCTCCTCGATAGTCTCTGCGATCTCTTCTGCTACGGCACCGGCTTGAGCTTCTGGCGAAGGCACAATTACTGACTCTTGTTGCGCTTTAGCTAATTCTTCAGATCGCCTTTGAACCTCTTGCTCTGTCGCAGCTTCAGCCTCTCGCTCTTCCTGCGCCTTCTTCTCTTCCGCTTTACGTTGTTTGTGGGTGCCAGCTAAATCGTATAACTCAATCTTTTGTTGGTCTGTAAGGGTGTCAAAAGCAGCATCAGGGCTTGCGCCAACTTGAGCGTAATAAGCAGCCTTATCTTTCTTGCTGATGCCCTTCATCGACTTGGTTAGTGCTGCCTGACCTATAACGGCTTCATCTACTTTGCCGCCAACTGTTCTGCCAAGAACCGTCCCACTTAGTGCGTCAGGGACTCTAGCCTGCACCTGCTCTTCTACACTGTCACCAAACTCTCCGCTGTCTATCTCAATCCCAGCAGCCACTTTAGCTTGTTGATCTGCTGCCTTTACACTAATTGATGCGTTAGCCTCTGGGTCTCTGCGATTAATCTCATTGGTGAGCGCCTTGATTCGATAAATACGATCCGGGGTAGCGGCTGTTTCAATAGTGTCGGTGTCAGTCTTAGCAAGCTCTATCGCATCGTTTAAACTTATATCCCCCGAATCCACCTGCGCTCTTATTAGTGGGGGTAAAAGCTCTTTGTTCCTATTATTAACCACTTCTGCGTTGGTCATGTCGCCTAATTGCTTGCCATCTATGGCAAAGCGCGATGTGAGCAAATCACTATCAGAAGCAAAAGAATTGCCTGAGTTTGGATCGGGCATCTGATTGCGTGGCAAATCTATAAGATCGCCATCAACAGAAAGCGTTACATAGTCATCCCCGAAACCTACAACCTGACCGCCTTGCTTATTACCGTCAGCGTCATAAAACGCAACATCTTGTTCTGCTTGTTGTGCGCTTCTCAGAAATTCTTCTGTAAGAGGCTCTAGCTCTTCTGTGTTTTGATGATCTGCTTGGAGTTGCTTTTCGGTTTTTGGTAAGCGGAACTTTTTGCCAAACAACCCATCTATAATTGATCCCGCTGCGGAGCCGTAACCAAAGTCAGATAACGCCGAATCACCTATAGGCTGGTCAGGGTTATAAAGCCCTTGCGCTGCAAGCTCTTGCATGATTCCTGCGACAGCTTCTTGAGCGCCCTCTGCGCCAGCATTGGTAATGTTCTGTGCGGCCCTTACTGCATATCTGTTTGTTACGTTTTTACCCAGTGATCTAGGTATCCCTCGTAATAAAATCTCTAATGGCAGTAGTTCTGTAAGACCAATGCCTAAACCAACAAATGTGGATAAGTTGCGCTTGCCAATATCCACCTCATTTCCAGCATCAATATACTCCTCAAGCATTTGATTTGCTGTGCCAGCACCCATACCGCTTGCAGTTACAAATGTAGTGGCTCGCAAACCTTTGGCTAAATTATTAGCCCGCCTTGCTGCCTCGGCATATCCAGCGCCCCTTGTCGCCAACTGACTCGCTGCTCTTGATGTTGCAGCGGATGCACCAAATCCCGGCACTAGCAATGGCACCATACTGCCCAAGGCTTCAGCTAACTTGCCGACCATGCCCTCTTCATTGCCGACAGTCTCCCTCATCTCATTAATAGTCTTGAGAGTCTCACTAGTCTCTGGATCTATCGAATCCTCAAATCCAACAACGTTAGTGAACGCGTCTGCGGTAGCAAACAAGCCTTGTCCTAAAGTGATAGAGCCTTGTGCTACACCTCGACCAAAACCTCTACCAGCCTGCATAAAATAATTCTGGCTTTCGTCTTCTTGTATTGGAATCGCTGGTGGAAGAAAGCCTTTGTCAAAACCGCCAAACAGATTGAGATCTCTTTGCGCCTGATCTTGTTCTGGCTGGGGCTGTGCCGGCGCAGGCGTTGGCTGTGCAAAACCAGACGCTAAACTACCTTGCTCTGGAGCGCGTGGCGCAAACTGTTGCATTGGGAACTGAGAAGCTGGCAGGCGACTCAGATCTGTGAACTGAGATTGATTTACTGGAGCCGAATCAGCAGGCTGAAGCCTCGAAATCAACGACTGTATAAACTCTTCTTGCGTAGGCATTAGTAGATTGGGGTCGCATTGTCGGTAATATAATTAGTATCGATATATGGGTATTTTGTCGCAAACGACTTCAGAACTTGTTCGTATTGTGGCGTACCAGCAGACCCATAAAGCCCTCTAAGCTGGTCACCGAATACTCGTAAAACATCTAGCTTGCCAACATTGTTGCCATCACGGTATTGCTCAATCAACTGACTAGCAATAATCCTCTCTTGTTCTGCTGGGGATAGCTGTTGTTGTTCAGGCGTAAGTTGTTGTGCAACATCTGCCATGTCTTTGACTACAGCCTTAACGCCTTTATTAGCAAGGTTCTGCGCTCTTTCTACTTTCAGATTTGCAAACCCAGACACCGCCAAAGACAAATCATGCTCGCCAGCATCCGCCTTCATCTCATAATCTAAACTTCTATAATTTTGACTTAACTCTTCAAAGGTTTTGGCGTTTGCTGCTTGATCGTCTTTAAAGTCTGCGGCTTGTTCTACATTAAACTTAGCGACCTCAAACGCAAAGTTTCGTGCATCTTGACCATACTTCTGCTGCATCTCCGCAAGACGTAACGACAAGTCTCGGTTATTTTGTGAAACTGTCTGCTGATAAGTGCGAGCATTTTGTATCTTAGCGAGCGTTTGATCTTGGCGTTTAAACGCAGTATTTGCTTTCTCTCTTTCAAGCTGGAACATTTGCAAGGCATGTTGATGCAGATCTTTTTGCTCCTCGCCTGTCATCTTGTTCATTATGCCAGCCGCACCACCCATGCCCTGAGCTAATGCGCTCAGGAAGTCTGGGCTTCCAGAACCGGCAGCGTCAAAAAATGCTTTCGCCATGCCAAGTTTGGTTTGTTCCTTGATGCGATCTTTTATGTTTTCCCTTGTAGGCAAATCTGCTTCAAGGTCTATCATTTTTTGCGTAGCAGTATCTATGGCTTCGTTGTATTTGTCTTCTCGCTCGATAAGATCTTTAAGCATCTGATTATTTAAATTACCAGAGACTTTGCTTTCAACGCTGCTATATGGATTGTTGCCAACTAGATTTGCGTAAAGACCTGCAGATCCTGTCCCGCCTGCCACGCCAAATTGACGTGGATCTATATATGCCGCGTCTGATGTCAATATGTTAGCTTCAGTAGCAGTGACAGGAACGCCCCCCACGCTTTGTGTATTCTGGCTTTGATTGTCAATCTGTTGTGTAGTTGCCGCTTCTGGGCCAATACTCCCATCTGCTTTGCTGGCTTGCACTTCAGCGGTCTTTGCGTTTTGCCTCTGATATTCTGCAAATCTCTCTGGCCCTAGCATTTCCTTTAAGGTAGGAGTGCGGGACAACAAGCCTTCGGTACTCGCAGCAGGCCGTTCATATAACTCTTCCGGCCTTCTTCCGAATGGCGCTGGCCCCTGCCTTTTGGCTAAAACATCAGGAGCTTCTCCAACACCTAGGGCTTTCTCGAATTCGAACGAAGTTACAGGCCGCAACGTTTGCCTATAATCCTGCAATCGTTGCTGAGATGCGTCGAATGGCTGGCGACTTGATTCATCAAATGTGTCAGAAAATCCTAATGCTTTGCCCACCCTAGTATTGGCTAACTCCGAAAGTCCTGCGTCAATAGCTCTGGGTATAAAATATGCTGCGTCAGTAGCCGCCGCAACAGGAACAGCGGCATACGATGCAGCATCTTCTAAGGCTTTTCGGTCTTCTATCTGCCGAAGTACGCGCATTCTTTCTTGTGACGTTAACCCCTCAAACTGCTCCGTTGTAAAACCAGCCTCCTCAAGTTGTTGTTGCGCTAAAAACGCATCAAGCTGACCACCACCGATGGTGCCTTGTGTCCCTGTCTGGAAGCGACGAATCAATCCGCCTGTGTTCATAGCAGGTACACCCATCTGCTGGGCTAACTGAGCCATATCAGGTGCCATCTGTGGAGGCGCTTGTTGCGGCATAGGCTGCTGCATACCCATCTGTGGGGGCATTGGCTGGCCCATAGGCTGCTGCATTTGTGGAGGCATAGGAGCGCCCATAGGAGGCGCAGGCTGGCGCATTGCCATATTGATTAGCTGATCCACTACAGGGGGCTGCGCTTGTTGCTGCATCATCTGTGCGTCCTGCCGAATATCGTTTCGCGCCTTCATCTCACTAGCAGCAATAACGCTTTCGATACCAGCACCAGACGCAGCAATCTGCGCTAACGCTTGATCCGGCAAGTCTTCAGTGCGCTCTGCAATCCTAAGTAGATCTTCCATTGCCATGTTTAAACGCCTTAACCTTGAAGCGCTCTAGCGCCAAGCAGGAAGTTTGCTAACTGTCCTAGTTGATTTGGCCCCGGAGCACTTGTTTGTGTTCTTTCCCCTCGATACTGACCCGGATCATTGCCTTGGAGTAAGTTCGAGTAAAATGCTAATTGCTGATATGGATAGTCACGCTGCGCTTGGAAATCTGCATATCGCTGATCCAATATTGCTTGATCTTGAGCGCGAAGATCCGCACCCAAAGCGTTAAGCGCACCAAGCCTTTCTAAGTCAAGGCGTTGTTCTAGCCTGTCAGCCTCCATCGCTCTTACTGCTGCCTGATCTCCCCTTGCAAGAGCGGCTGCGTATGCCCGCTGATTCGCAATATCTGCCTGTATACCTTGAGCGCCCGCTGCTCTCAGTGCTTGATCTCGCAATTGTTGTGCTTGAAGTGTTTGAGCGCCGCCAGCCCTGAGTGCAGCATCTCTAGCGATTGCAGAACGCATTGTTTGCTCGCCCTGTATTTGACGCACCTTCTCTTGTGCCTGCTGTGCTTGTAGTGATTGAGCGCCGTAAACTTGACGCGCCCTATCAGCAGCCTGTTGAGCTTGCAACTCTTGAGATCCTGCCGCCCTGCGCGATGCATCTGCTGCAATCTGCGCTTGAAGACTTTGCGCCCCCGCTGCTTGACCAAACCGCCCTGTAGCAATTTGAGCATCAGTGAGCATTTTCGCCCTAGATCTTTCAGCAGTATCTGCTAGTTGTTGCGTTTTCAAGATACGATCTAGGTTAGAGCCAGCTAATGTTGCTGCCCTGTCGAATCCTTGAGACAACAACTTTGCCTCCTGATCCCCCTGCCTAGTCAAAAAATCATCTTCAGCAGTCAGATTTGCCAATGTCCCTCGGCTACCGAAAGCACTTGCGCCTCCCGCCTGAGACAACTTTGCTTGCCTCTGAGCCTGTTGCTCTTGAAACTGCTTAGTCGCTCGATCTCTTGCTCTGTTTAAAACTTGTTCTGTGTATGGGTTTTGGAATCGCTCTATGTCAGCAGCAAGGTCGCCTGCATCAAACTGTCCGGGTCGATAATCAGAACTGATATCTGCCCCTTGGAAGGTAGACCGGATGTCTGACCCTGTGTATCCGCTGCCAAATCTTGTGGCGCTTGGATCATAGGCAGTCTGTATTGTTCCAGCCCTATAGCCAGAGTCAAAATCACCCTGTCCTGTATACCCAGAACCAAATGCGCCATCACCTGCATACGCACTTGTCGCTCTCAAGTAATCAGGAGCAGCGCCAGTTAATCCTTGAAAATACTCTTGTCCACCTCGGACACCTGAAAGCTCTCTTGTTCCTACACCTGTAAGACCTTGAAAGGCCATTTGCTGTTCAGGCGTATAAGCAGCCGTCCTTTGCCCTTCATATGGAATGTATTCTTGTTGCAGCAATGCATCCGCCATCTGCATTTGCTTTTGCATATACGGATAAAATTCTTTAGGAATGTTCGACTGTGTAACTGTCGATGTCACATTCTGATTAGTTGTACCGCCACCACCACTGCTACCGCCCATTTGCGACCTCCTTCAGAAGCTCTTCAGAATCTACTTCAAGCAATTCGTCTTTTACTGCTATCGGCTCTACATCCTGCTCTTCTTGTTTAAACGATTTAGTCATCGTTATAAACTCTTTTTCAAATCCAACTTTGCGCCACGCTTTTTCTAATCCCGGCGCAGTGCTTGTTTCCATGCCATCTACGCCAAGCCTTCTACCAAGGTCTTCAACAACCTCAAGCGCCTGCCCAGACCACTCTTTGAGCCTAAGCCCACTTAGCGTGTTCAAGTCCAAGTATGTCTTTCTTGGGTAGTTATTTATTCCGCAAATAAAAAACCCAATGATGTTTCCCTCTTCTCTAACCACCCAAACGAAATAAGGTAGCTCGACCAATTGGTTAAAGATGTCTGCTGTCCAAAATCGACCCTGACTTCTTTTCTGTAAGTTCTCAGCTAGATGCTCTATTTCGGGCCAGATTTGCAATACCTCGGCTTTCTCTACAAGCTCGATGTCAAATGCCATGTTTAAACGACCTTTTGTGGAGTCCTTAGAAACGACATTATTTCTTCTGGAGTCTCATCTAACTCTGCTGGCTGCTCTGTCGTTTGGGTCTTTTGCATACGAATGTTGTTAACCATTTCATCAAGTAGCTCGCCACCCCTTGAGGTGCTCCCATCTCCGATATGCCCAACGACATCGGCAGGTATCACATACTCATCTCTGGATAACAAAACAGGCTCTACACCCTCTACGATTGCCGGTACGACATCATCCATACCGCCGCCAACTCCGGGCACCAATCCCTCAAAAATAGAGGAATCGACCGTCATCGGGCCTCCTTCTTGGAATTTTCTCAACATGCCGCCAAATGGCCGATCCATAGCGTCAGATGGTTTAATCATATTATATCCCTATGCTCATGCCGCCTATCCCAGTACCGCCAAATAGAGGGCTGCTACCAATATTGTTTGCGGTTGAAGGATAACCAAAGTCCATTGCCGGCATTGTTGGATCAAACGCTGGCGCTTGTCTATCAAGCATCTTTTGATAGGGGTCTATCGTGTTACCCATCATTCCTACATGTGAAGGCGTGTCTGCTGTGGGTGTTGCATTTGTTCGCAATGCTGGCTGGGCATAGTTTTGATTCATAGCAGGCTGTCTTGCTCTAGCGGCACCGTCATAACCCGTATTGTAAAATAATTGTGCCCCCGCAGACCCTTCTCCTAAATAGCTGCCCATTTCCGCTTCGTAAGCAGCATTCATTTGGTCTGCAATAACTTGTGGATTTACTGATTGATTCAGTGCAGCCCGCAATATATCTGGATGAAATGCAGATGCCTGATTGGAGGTGTTGGTTGTATAGGATGCCTGCCCATCTCTTTCAGCTATTTCGTCAGCCGTCATGTCTCTATATTGAGTCACGGTTCTTGTTGGGCTTCCCAGCAACCGCCTGTTGTAATCAGTAACCCCTACTTCGCTCGCGCCTCTAACGTTGTCCATACTTACATTGGGCATCATTTCATCGCGTGGTGTATACACTTGCTCTGTGCGCGTTCCGTCTGCTACCTGATTAACTGGCTGCTGCCCTGCTCCACCAAAGGGATTATTAAAATAATCAGGAACAGGGTATTGAACGTTTCGATAGAAATCTGAAATTCGTGGAGGCGCAATGCCACCGCCCATATCAAACCTGCGTATTCCATCTTCGATACGACCACCTTCAGAAAAACTCACAGGTGGCACAGCATTAAAAGAAGGATCTTGTACTTGGTCGAATCCAAATGGATTAGCAAAGTAATCAAATTCACCAGAACCGCTATAATCTGCCCCAGCAAACTGAGCGCCTCGATCACGCACCTGCACCGGCACATAGAACTCTTCGCCCTCGTCATCCATCATTTCGCCAGAACCCATATTCATCATGTTGAATTGGTCGGTCATAGCTTGACCTGTAAGGCCAGCAGTGCCACCTATTGATGCTGAAGTTAAGACATCTGGGTTAGTAAGAATGCTGCCAAGTGTTCCTCCAGCCGCTTCTGGAGCTAAACTAGATGTCAAATTTTGTGCTATTTGCTGGCTAGCTTCGCTCCCACCTTGTGCCAATACGCTAGTGCCGATGGGCGGAGTTATATTTTGAGCGCCTTTTTGCGCCAACTCTGTCGTTAAATTTTTCAAGGCTTCTGAGCCAGCACCGCTCGCCGCAGTGCCAGTAGTCGTGCCAGCAGCAGTACCAGCGGTGCCCGCAGTACCAGCAGTGGCCCCAGAAAGACCGCTCATAAGATTTCCTGCAACACCGCCTAGCACACCACTTATCAAGCCAGCCTTTAAGCCTTCTTTGAGACTGCCGGTCTCTATAGTGGTGCCCAATCCTGTTCCAAGCGCACCAGCGCCTACGGCCCCTAATGTGCCCAATACGCCTGTTGTTGCAGCACCCCCAGCCAATGCTCCAGCTAAACCTAAGACAAGCGGTAAAAACGCCTCTGGCTGTCCTGTATCGGGGTTAATGGTTAGTTGGTTGCCGGGAACCATTTGGGCGAGCACATCGACTTCGCGGGGGTTCATATGCACCAGCATGGTGTCACCATACCGGCCCTTGCTTGCAAGCATTTCCGCTTGACCTTGCAGCGGTGCTCTTTGGCTAAAGTCTCTGTTCATACGAACCTCTTCGCGTTTAAACGTTATGTTATCTCAAGTAACGACACAAATATATCAAAGTAATTGGCTGTTCCTGCTGTCATGCGGAGCTTGTCTTTGCTTTCCAAAACAATCACTTCGCCGTCTTTTAGGTATCCCTTTCGGGTTGCGGCGGCTATTGACCCTGTTTCAAACTCAAATGTCGCATCTGCACTACTATCAAACACATGAACCGTAAGTGTTGCCGCACTTGATCCATCAGTATTCAACGCGCTTACAGTCTTCAGTATTGCCGTTGATCCCTGTGGGCACTCGAACACATCAGTAATGCTTGTCCCTGTCAGAGTTGTAACGACGTTTTGATAGATAGAAGACATTACGACATGAACCAAGTCATGTTAGACGCTTCGCTCTCTACCTCATTCCTCGACGGCACTAAGCCCAATATTGTCCTGATCTGGCTTATCAACCTCTGAAAATACTCTTCGGAATACTCTTGCGGAGGTAACTCCAAAGGTTGCCTGAATTCTGCCCCACTAGATGTTGTGCTCATCTTCGACCATCCACCCTAACATCCAATCTTACATCACCTAAACGCCATCCATTATCTTCGTCAGTGCTTTCGATGCGAACTCGCATTTGCCTAGCCCTCGCTCTTACATTTGTCATAGCAAAGTCTGTCGTATTTGACACATCAACCGATGACTGTGTTGTTAATGTACCATCAGAGTTATTCCGTGACTTCAATGAGTATGTCAATGTTGGATTCGTTGATGTTCCTACAAACGAAAGATCTGGCAGCAATCTGCGAACAAATGCAAACCGATCACCATCAGCTACATCAAAATCAGCAGTTTCTATAAACGCCGACAACGGTTGCCCGTCATCATTGAATCCAGTTTCATGTTCATAAATATATCCAGCATCATTAGATGTTTTAACCGCAACTGGCAAATCTGCCGATGCCCCAGCATCGTCCCATGAATCTCTTGCAAGCTCTGAAATACTCCAAGCCTGCTCAACATAATTGTAAACAACCATTTTGTCGCAAACCGTTGATCCAGTTGATGGATAAAACCAACCAACCTCGTTGTACCCGGTATTAGCAAATGCAGTAACCTGTTGTCCCTGCACATCATTAAGGTTGTCAAAAATAAATGCTCTAACTGTGCATGGCAGTACCTGTGCCACTCCGGTATAAACATAAAAATTATGTCTATCCATAAAATACATAACATTATTAGCAACTATTGCTGCATTAGGGCTTATCAAACTAACGCCATCTGTAATTAACGTTGCCCTAAATATAAATGGAGCGCCTACAAACTGAAGGCTATACAAAGCATTATCTGTCCATATAGCAGTTTCTTGCCTACCTCGAAGCGCACCAACAATAGTTGATCCAACTGAAAGCCTTAAATCACCAGCGGTATTTCTTGTTGACGGCCTCCAATCAAGAACATTTTCTTGAGCGCACCAACGTATTTGCATTAAATCAATATTTGATTCACCAAAAGGATTACATCCAATAGCAAGAACATGGCGATCTTGTGTAGATACAACTATCTGAAGCGACTCAGATGGAGGGTCAATTGCTCCTACTATAGTAGAAAGCTCTTTAGCTCTTGTTGTTGGATTAGTAGCATCCCACAAATAAATACCACCTAATCGCGGATTCATTACAAGATCTTCACCAAAGTTGTCTAGTGACCATAACCGCAAGGTATTAGTAACACTATCACCTACAGCGGTACCCCATGTGCCACTACTCCATGTTCCAGCGCCCCAACCACCGCCGGGAACTGCAACATCTTCACCTATGCTTATCTGAAATGCCGCTACAGTGCTACTGCCACCATTGCCTGAGTCTGATGCATTTGCAGTAACAGTCACGCCCGATGTGTCTTTAGCCGTTATGGTAAATGCATTAGAGCTAGATATTGCTAATATCTCATATTCTTGATTTAACACTTCTGCCGTAACATTTCCGCCTAATGAAGCGGCACCACTAAAAGTAACAAAATCACCCTGAACAGCATTATGACCTGTTTCATTTACAGTAACGGTAGAGCTTCCATTTGATGCTGAAAACGTTGCATCACCCGCGCTTGTTGTTGCACGTATAGGTGTAACATCTACAAATGATGTACCTTGTATAATGTATGTTTTCTTTGTAGTTCCAAGTGCAATGTACTTTGTGCCTGTTAATGAAACCCACTGCTTTATCTTTCGACACGTTCCAATAAATGATGATGTGTATTTCTTTACCCAGCCGCCCATTTTTTCGGGAAAACCAGATCGAAATCTTACAAAGTTAGCATCAAAAAATCGGCCTTCATTACTGTACGCAGTGCCTTCTTTATAAATACCCGATTTAAAATTGAATCTTTGTAAACCCATAATGTTTAAACGCTCTATTTATTCGATCCATTTGATCTACTAGACCATGCTTGTGCGCCAAAAAACGCAGCCAGTATGCCTGCAACAGATACAAAGTAGACTGCAGCCATATCACCTAGAATCGTTGCTGCTTGATTCAACCCAAAAAGCTCTGATGCCACCACCAAACTAGGGTACAGCAACATACCCCATAGCGCGAACCAACTCATAGCACGTTGCGCGTCGGCTCGTTCATGGTGCAGCCGTAGCTCTAATAGCTCTTTGCTAGTTTCAATTTCTGCATCAGAAACTACGCCATCGCCATCTGCGTCATATTCGGCGTATTCGCTATCTTCTTCTAACCGTTTTGCGTTCATAACTAAGGCCCAAATGCTTTGACAATTAAGTAAATCATACCGATGGCTACACCACCGCCAATAACTAAAGACACCGCCCCAACTGCAATGTCGTGCATAAGTTTTTCACGTTCTTTGCGTTTCTTGTTCAGCATAGCTTGGTGGGCCTTCCTATCTTTTTCTTGTTGGAAAATCGCGTCATCATAGCTTTTCAGAAGGGCCGGATCTGCCACGAGCAGGAGATCACGCAAATCTTTTTGATATCGTTCCTGCGACCTACGAAGCATTTGCAGCTTTAGTATGTCATTCTTGGATAGTGGCTTGAACGTCGAAGACTTGCGGTCAACCTCAAATACGTTAAGCGCCTCGCCAAAATCTGACACCAAAGCCATAGCCTGATCGACATTAGCCTTGCCTTCGTTCACATTCTGGATGACCGAATTGATCTGCTGGAGCAACATACCAGCGGCTGCAACAGATTCAATAATCATGGCTTACCCCATAA